CTATTCAAGAATTAAATGAAAGATTAAACAAAGCAGGGTTGTAGCTACATTTGGATAATTAAATTAATTAAGTATGAAAGAAATAAATCAAAAAACTTACAAATGTAAGGTTTGCGATGAAAATTTCATAAAAAGGAAAACTACTGATAGATATTGTTCTCCAAAGTGTGCCATAAGCGATTCTAAGCCTATTTCTAGGACTTTTACAAAGAAAAGGGTATCTATATTAAATAGAAAATTTGATGCTGTAAAAAGCACCTTAAAATCAAATATTATAAAAGAAGATGGATATGTGAGTTGTCAACATTGTGGTATCAATAATAGTTTTATGTGGGAGACTCATCATATATTCTTTAGGTCTGAAATGCCCAACCATAAACACCTTAACAACCCAAGAAACCTTATTGTTCTATGCTGTGAATGTCATAGATGGTTTCATGACAAAAAAGACAATAGAAATAGCCTTGTAGAGCAAAGAGGACTAAAAGAATTATTTTCATAAAATTTGTAAAAAATTAGTAAATTTGACATTAAATTATAAAATATGGATATAGTATATAATTGGATATTACAAAATGGGTGTATGGAAACTGCACCTAGTGATGATGGCTTAACAGATGTGGTTAAGTTTATTAATTGGAGAAGGTCTGCTACCACCATTGTAAATGAAATAGAGTATTATACTTCAGTTTATGGACAATATGCTTGTTCTTCACCTAATCCAAGCGACTTTACTCCTTATCAAGACTTACTAGAAAGTCAAGTAGAGGCATGGCTTGAATCAGGATTAGATGTACCTGCTATTGATTTAGGTTTAGCAAATACTTTAGAATCATTAATTAATCCTCCTATTGTAGTTTTGCCTAATCCATGGGACCCTATTACATCTACTACAACCACAACTACTACTCAAATTATAGGTAAATCAATATAATTTTAATAACAAAAAAATCAAAAAAATGAGTCAAGAAACACAAGAAACAAAACAATTGCCTGTTCCATCATTGACAGCAGAGCAAGTTCAAGTAATCATGAATTACGCCAACGAACAATTACCAACAAAATATGGTAAAGAAATCTTAGCCTTTATTGAAAAGGTAGCTATTGAGCTAGATAGAGCATCTCAGACTAATGTTGAAGAAGCTCAAATTGTCGAAAAAACAAACTAATTACAAGAGAGGTAGGGCTAAAATCCTACCTTTTTTATTTTATCTAATACAATGCCAAGGGTAATACTTTTATGGCATTCAAATTGTCTTGGCGTATCTTCATGTTCAGGGCACCAATTCCACGAACCTTTGTTGAAGCGAAATGCAGGATTATGCCAACATCCATGACAAACATCCTCTTTTACTATCCTAACGCAATTACTTTGAAATTCATGGTCTTTTGAGGTAAAGTTGGAAATCATATACCCTTTCTTGCCAAGTGCCCAATTTAGCCAACTAATGCCACTAGAAAGGCCTATATACCCATCTGCATGGTGTAGTATATTCATCACATTTTGCAAGGATTTGTCTTCAGGTGTAATAATATTATCAAAATGAGTGCTTTGTTTAGATACTTCAACTACTTTATAGCCCATATTGATTAGCTCTTCAATTAGCTCTTGCCAATAATACCAATGCTTTAGTTGAGATGTAGATATGGTCGAAATAGCGATATATTTAGCTTCGTATGGCCTTTCTTTAGGCTGAAAATCAATTATTGGCAATGTCTCTACAAAAGGTAGGTTTAAGATATTAGTAGCTGTTTTTTGTAAAGGTATCGTAGATGGCAAAAAAGGTTCTTTCATCTTATCATAAAACCAACCTAAATCAAACATAGCATGTATATTGTTAACGACAGAACCTCTAGCCACAAAAGTTAAATCAGAATACATATTTTCAAACAAATAATTATGAAAAGTAGAAACATGCACTTTACAATTATAATGTGTACTAAACTCTCTGCAATATGGAATCCATGCGATAGTATCTCCTATACTTGAGCTTTCAAAATTTATAAATACATTTTTCCCTTCTATTTCATCTAATAAGTTAACTTGTTTAATAGTTCTTCCTTCATATTTTATGAATATACCTATATCTGAAAAGTACTTTCTATCTAATTTAGCCCAATGTTTTAAACCAAGTTTTACCTCATAAATAATACTATTGTCTTTTTTATCAATAAAAACAACATCGTATTCTCTATTTTTGCCTCCATCATCTATTATTTCAAAGTAAAGGCCTTGTACATGAGTTAACTTATATTCAATCATAACACTACAAATTATTATATATTTCTATGTATTTATTCCTTATAGTTTGACTATCAAAATTTTGGAATTGTTTTACTGCGTTATACTTCTTTTGTAAATTTTTACAAACATTTAACCAATCATAAGATTCTCTCTTTATTGACATTTCTACAACTAATACATCATATTTTCTAGATACAAAATTTATACCTTTAATAACTTCTTCAGTATTTAATTCATTCATTACATACATCCCTTCAATTTTATCGGTTCCTTTATAAGTACCAACTATTGGTATACAACAACTTGCAGCTTCTAATAAAGTTAAATTAGGATGTCCAAACTCCAAATTAGATGGATGTAAGAATATGGTATGGTCTTGAAATATCTTCAACTTCTCTGCCTCAGTAGGATTTGTGTCAATAATAGTCAGCTTATCATATTCTAATAAGTCTTTATGAATTTCAAAAAACTTGGTATTGGCATCTGCTCCAACTATAGTAATAGGTAAGTTTAATGATTTAGCAGCTTCAATTCCATATCTAAATCCTTTTCTGTCTGCTCCATAATCACCTGCTACTCCGTTATTTGCACACATTAACAATTTATGGTTACTATAACCAAAATTAGGTATGTAGTAGCTAGTATCTACTCCATGAGATAAATAAAATAGCTTGTCAGTATCATCAAAATAATCTACTACATATTCTGCAGGAGCTAACGAAAACATTGATTTCTTCATAGCTTCTAATTGTTCTCTATAATTACCACTATTTTTACCAAAATGGTAGCTATGATGGTCATGAGTTGAATAAACATACTCAATACCTCTTTTAGCAGCTTCTAAACATAAATTAGCTACATGAATATGTACAATATCATATTTATCAGGTTCTACTGAATCTAACCATGTTAAATCTACTTCATGTCCAAGTTTCCTCAAATTTTTAGAATATTCATCCATAATTAATTCAGTCGCACCCCATCCTCTTTCTCCTGTAGGAAGAATTGGTATACTACTACTTATAACTTGTGCTATTTTCATATAAATTTTTTTTCTTGTTTATCAATTAACGAAAATCCTTCAGCTTGTGTAGTTAATCTATTGTGAACTATTCCAAATTTGTATGGGCTACCATAAAAAACACGATTGAAAAAAATATCTGAGGCATCCCACTTTTCTGTTCTAAGTCTTTCTAAAAGCCACTTTTTAACACTTCTTGGAAACGCAATACATTGAAGCCCAATGATATGGTCGGTAATAAATAATAAATCTTTGTCAGGAACAACCTCTTTAACAGTAGATTGCAACCAACCATGCTCTAATGTTTTTACATCTCCAAAAGACATATAGCCTATTTTATTATCTTCTATAATTTGATAAGAACTTTCTACTTTATTTACAAATTCCTGCATAGGTACTTCTATTATACAATCGCCTTCACATACTACCAAAAAGTCAATACTATCATCAAATTCACTCATTATCCCATTTTTGAAGGATTCAAAGCATCCATAGTGAGAGGGTGTAAGGGCTGTTCCCAATTCCTGAACTTGCTGCTCATTGAAGAGTTCCATAGAAACACAATTGGGTCTTTGACAGTTGTATTTAGGTGGTAAGTCTGCGTAAGGGGTATTTGTGTGTATGATATATTCCCATCCGTAGTTTGCCACATGCTTGAGTGATTCTCTACTTTTTTGTTCTCTTTCATCATTTCTAGTTGTTTGTAAGTGAATTAATCTAATTTTTGGTTTTCTAGTTTTAATCTTATAATGTCCTGTATGCTGAAATTTATCAATCGTTTTATTATTTAGAACATACTTTTCATTTTTATATATTCTATCTCCATCATAAAAGTCAAGCTCTACTTCAATCTCAAGGCCTTTATATTCAAATTCTTTTTTAAATTCAGTTGTTTTATCAATTTGCCATCTATATATAAAAAAATCTTGCCCTGATTCACGCATCGTTATATTAACCTTTCTATTATCTACATTATAGGTATAGAAATAAAACATATAATTGTTAGGCCTATTTACAATAGGTATTATTGAGTAATATTCACTATTAGAAGCTACTCCAAGTCCACTATGTTTTAGTAAAGTTTCCTCTTTATTATGCTCAATCATATAATCTTTTTCTGAACCTCTTAACTTTTTAACTAAATAGTCTTCAAGAAAGTTTTGAGCACCAATATTTTCGCAAATGTTATTATACTCTTCAGTAGTTCTAACATCATCAAAAGTCTTTAAAAAAAAGTCCACTTCAAAAGCCATGCCATTTGTCTGAATACCTTTACCAAAAGGTGTGTTTAAACTACCTAAATAGGCTTTATATAAATATGGATTTGTTTTATCTCCAATATCTAATGCTTTTTCAATTACAGGTATATCTCTAGCATCTAAAACAACATCATAAGTAGTATAAAAGAACGCTTCATATCCTAAAGATTTTGCAGCCTTTGCACCATTAAATAAATTAGTCAGAACAGTTAATGACTGATTACTATTCTTCAGGCCATTAATATTAATTTCAGCATGAAAATCATCTGTATATCTATAAAATCTAGTATAGTAAGAATGATGAGTTAATGGGTTATGCTTATCATATATGTAATAGTCTACCATCTTTTGAATATCTTCATCAACAGGATAGTGAGATAATAGCATAATCTTTCTACCTAATGGCTTTAAGCTATTAATAGTGTCTTTGGTTAATTGTACTCTACTTTCTAAATTAGGCCAAGTACCCACAATTATGAGCTCTCTTTTATTGTTAGTTGCTTTTGCTTGAGTTAATTGTAAGACCTTTTCAGCATCTTCAGTAAGATTGCCTGTTAAATAATGAAAGTCTTCGTACTCATTCCACCTATTCAAATAAACATCTAAGTTGTATATAAGTTTGGGTAATTGTTTATACTCAGCAGCTTCTTTTATCACAATAGGGTTTAATTCCTTATTTCCTCTGTCTCCTTTGGATGGGAAGAAGAATAGGTCAGCAGCTTTGATAAAGTCCTCTGTATCGCCTCTTTCACCCCAAATTACGCAGTTCTCAGGCTTTTTATCCATCAATGGCTTCCAATAGCTTTCAAAATTACCTGCTTGATTACCTAAGAAGTGAAATTTAATTTTGTAATCTTTAAGCTTTTCTGCCATTTCAAAGCCATATTTTTGGTTCTTTCTAGGAGTAAATAAACCAATTATTACTGCATGTTTGTAATCATGCTCGAGACCTAATTTCTCTCTTGCTATTCTTTTATTTGAAGTTTTTGCATCTATAGGATATTCAATTATTTCTTGAGGTATATCCAAATGGTCATATTTCATAATATTATATGGGCTAACAAATACAAATTTGTCAGGCATCCATTTTTTGTTTTTTGGATTAAAACTGCTATCATGAGTTGATTCTACTATTTTCCAAGTTCTTGTTTCAGAATATAAAAAACTTGACATTTCATCATCCATAAACATTTCAGGAAACTCTTCCATACTGATAACATCAGGTTTGAAATCATTAATAATAGACTTCATTTCATCAAACTTATTATGACCTAAAGAATGAAAATTATTTTGTCCAACTAGATTAATAATTCTATTTCTTTGTACAACAAAAGACCAAGCAAGAAAAGAATGTTCAATGACTTTAATGTGAAAATCATTTTTGATTAATTCAATTTTTTTAACTGAACATTGGGGAGCTCCGCCTGTAGATAAATGTGGTGTAATAATTAATAACTTCTTCATAGTTCTTTTTTAATTACAGTAATGACTTGTTCTACAGATGGATGACATTCGTAGGTTTCTTTCTTTTCTAAACATCCAATTAAAGGTTGTACAGAATCTATTGTAGGCCAATATTCAAGAGCATATTTCATATTGGATGCACATTCTAATCCACATCCACCACGCACATAATTATAAACTAATTTATCATTATAATAATGTTTTCTACCATTTTCTCCATATCTATAAGGAATCCTAAATTCAGGTTTAATTGATGAACCTAAATGAATAATAGGAACATTTGTAGTACCTGCAAGGTGTAATAATCCACTATCCATAGTAACAAATGCTGTAGCATTATTCATTAAATGCCAACAATCAGATATAGAAGTCTTATTCATTAAGTTCAAACCTTTCTCAATTTGAAAATTAAATACAGGTTTTTCTACATTAAAAAATCCTGTTTCAGATGAATCTTTTCCAATAGAAACTACATCAAAACCACTATCATTCAATTGTTTTGTTAAATTCATCCAATTTTTAGTAGACCAAGTTCTTGAGGGCCAAGTGCTTACAGGATGTATTAAAATATAAGGTTTTTTAGGTATTTCAAAAGAACATTCTTCTGTAGGTCTGTAGAAACATTCCATTTCATCATGTCCAAGCATAAAGCCTAGGTGTATAGCATGGAACTGTCTAATATCCATCATGTTATGCTTCATCTCTATACCTCTTTCATCTTTTTTGCCTACTAGATAAAAGGAGTTGTGCATGATATAATTTTTGTTAAAATATTCTTTATCAATAGATGAAGCTTTATAGCTTTTCTCTACATAAGGGTTCATTTTAAACAATTCAGGCAAATTTGAGATAACTGTTATTTTTTTTTGATACGCTTCACTTATCTTTTTAATAGTAGGAGTAGCACATATTAAGTCTCCTAGACCATTACATTCTGATAAATCGAGACAAATATTATCCATTTTTAATTATCTTTATTTTATAAAAATAACATATTTTACACATATTTTGTATATTTACATTATAAAATAATTTTATGATAATTGAAATTAGCATCGGAGAAGCATTTGACAGACTTACCATCTTAAAAATTAAATCAGAAAAGATTAAAGATGAGGCCAAACTCACTAATGTGATAAAGGAGTATTTCTACTTACTTAACCTTATGAAGGAAGAATTGGAAGTAGATGAGGATAATGAAGATTTTAAAAGATTGTTAAATATAAACTCTAAATTATGGGTTGTAGAAGATAAATTAAGAGAATACGAGAAAAAACATGAGTTTGGAGAAGATTTCATTAAACTTGCTAGGTCTGTTTATTTACTAAATGATGCTAGAGCTATGATTAAAAAAGAGATAAATTTGGCTTATGGGAGTCAATATGTAGAGGAAAAATCTTATAACTAATTATAAATCAATATGATAGTAGTTTTTTACGGCCAACCTAGTTCAGGAAAGACTACTTTGGCTAAATTGCTCCAAGAAAGGGTTTTCTTACAAAATCAGCCAACCCCTGTAATTATAGATGGGGATGAAATTCGCACTATTTTTAAAGATACCGACTATTCAAAAGAAGGTACATTGAATAACCTTAGAAGGATAAGCGATATAGCCACTTTTTTAGAAAGCAAATATAACTTAGTGATTATCAGTGCAGTATATCCAATAAAGGAAGCTAGAGAATACTTAGATAGTATATGCAATAATGTGTTTTGGGTTCATTTATTCAATGTTGATTTTAGAGAAAGGCAAGAATTTCATGTAAAAGATTTTGACCCCCCTTATGTTGAATTTAAAAAGAATTGTTCCATAAATACTACAAATTTTACTCCTGAAATGTGTATTGACCGAATATTAGATTATATGTCTTTATAAATAATCATTAAATATTAATCGTTTTTTAGTATATAAATGTAAAATTGTATTATTTTTATACTAAATTATGTGTGTTAATGGCTACTTCTACTAAAAGGACAACGACTAGGACTGTAAGCTCAAGTGAAAACTTGAGTGTAAGAGTTAATCATATTGAGAAAACTATCATGAAAATTAGTCCTCAAATTGATGAAATTTATAAAGTAATAGTTGGAAATGAAGCTTTTCAACAGGAAGGGTTGATTTCAAGAGTTAAAAAATTGGAAGACCAAAACGAAAAGACGAATGCTCTCAGAAATAAATTAATGGGGGCATTTGTTGTAGGTGGAGCAGTTTGGACAATTTTGTGGGAAGTAATCAAAAATAGCTTTTTAAAATGATACCAAAAGGAGACCCTACAGCTATAAACCCTTTTCAAAAAATGTTCTCTAAAGGAGACTTAAAAAAAATCGGGACAGCAGAAGCAATTGGACAAATTGTTGAAATAGCATCTTCTTTAGCAGGTGGGGTAGCAGCTATAAATGATGCAAAAAAAGCCCAACAGTTTCAAAACTATTTGTCTAATCTTAGCGATGACCAACAACAAGCTTTGATTAATTCGATAGATAAAGCTAAAACAGAGGAAGAGACATATAGAATTATTGCTGCTGTTATACAAAATGCACAAGCAAAAAGAGTTGAAAACCTTGCAGGTGTAATAGTACAACAAGAGCAGATAAATAGAAATATTAGAATAGAAAAGATAGTTATTATCTCCTTATTAGGTTTACTAGCTATTGGTTTAATTTATTCAAGAAAAAAAGATTAATGCAAAACGAAACCATAAAAAGAGAAAATGACCAAAGGATTGATGAATTAGAGGCTGCTATAGTTGATAATTTTGAGTTGGTTGAATGTCCTGTTGTACACAGATTCACAGACGGAATGTACATTAGAGAGATATTCATGCCAAAGGATTCTTTGTTAACTAGTAAGATTCATAATACGAATCACCCATATACTATTTCTCAAGGAATAGCGATGGTACAAATTGATGCAGGAGAATGGATTGAGTTAGCTGCTCCTTTTACAGGTATAACTGTAGCAGGAACAAGAAGGGTTTTATATATTGTTGAAGATTGTATTTGGACAACCTATCATCCATTAGAAGATATGAAATTGTCCTATAATGATTTGACTGAACAAGAAAAACAAAATATTGTAGATGAAATTGAAAATGAAATAATAGAACCGCACCAAAATTGTATTACAGGAACTAATATTCATTTAGATTATAAAGAAAAGATTGATAAAAATAAAATTGGATAATTATGGCATGGTTAATGACAGGAGCATCAGTTGTTCAAGCAGGTACCGCAGTAGCGAGTACCATTGCAAGTACAAGAGATAATAGATTAAGAACACAATATGAACAACAGTTAGGTCTTTTAGACTTTGACCAAAAAAAGCAATTAAACGATGCTTTGATTAAAGCCCAAGATGAAACATCTAGGCAGCAAATATTAGCAAATGCTTTAGGAGGTGTTAGTCAGGCTAGAGTACAAACTTTTGGCAATATTGCATTAGAAAGAGAAAAAACTAATCAAGTTGTAACTATTTTAGGAGTTGTTGCAGGTATTGGTCTTTTAGGTTTCTTATTATATACTACTAAAAAATCATAAAATGGGAGTTTTAGAAGGACAGATATTAACGCCAAATAAAAAGTCTATGTTGGCAGATGAGCTTAAACTTGAGTTAGATAACTTAAATAAAGCCATCGCTATTGGAGGTATTGATGCAGGTCAAAAACAAGCGGTAGATGCTAGTAAAGTAGCTATTCAAAAAGTTTTAAATAGCATATTAAGTAAAAGAGGGGTTGTTACTCCTGATGAAACTGATGATGCTTTAAAGAAAATTGATGAAGCTAAAAGAGCAAGACTTCAAAACGATTTTTATGGAAGTATCAAAAAATATGGAATTTATATAGCTATTGCTATTGCTGCAGGAGCAGGATTATATTATTATACAAAAAATAGTGCAAAATGAACACGAATGTAAAAAAACTTTTATTAATTTTTGGTGGTGGATTTTTGCTTTTTTGGGCTTTTAAAAAAATTAAGCCTATTGATGTTAAAAAGAAAACTACCTCTAAAGCAGATTCAAATGCTTCTGCTGATGGCAATTCTGAAGAGAAAACAAAAAATGCTAAAATATGTTTGAAAGCATTTATGGAAGCAAGAAAAGCAGGTGAATCAAAAGAATTTTTATCTGATATGAATAGAGAGTTTTCTAAAGAGTATGGATTAAAAGTTATGCCAAATAAAAGCGATGGCAAATTATTTATAGCTGATTTAGAAGGAAATAAGGTTATATAACTTAACTTAAAATGGCAGAATTACAGGCAACAGCATTAACGCAGGAGCAATTGCTGCAATTTCAGATAGTGAATAATTCAAATTTCCCTGTCCCTAATATTCCGTTTCTTACACCTAATGTTACTTTTAATGCTACTACTCAATATCAATATACTTTACCTGCTAACTTAAATATACCAACTATAATTACACCTGTAGTTACTACTTTACTAATACCTGCATTACAAACTGTAATTCCAATAGATGTTACTACAGGTACACAATTAACTTATCAGCAAGTAACTGAGTCAATTTCAACAAATAACTATAACACTAATTTCTTTTATGCTCAATCTGTAAATTGTAATCAAGTAGGTCAAGTATTTACTTATAATGATACAGATATTGCAGGTAATGGAACAGTAAATGCACTACCATTTACTTTAGACCCATATCAATCTCAATGTGCTGTTTACTATTACCCTCCTGAGAATCTTGTTACTTTTAATGGAACTAGTTCATTGAACTTTACAATGCTCCCTGACACTACTTTAAATTTAAAAGTATTTTCAAGTACCACATCGCCTACACAAATATTAGATGAAATATCTGGTTATAAAAATAATACTTTTGCTGAAGTTGAAAAAGCTTTAGGTTCTGATGTATTTACTGATTATTGTAACTATTTAATCGATAATGAATAATGCCAAGTTTTACAATAAATATTAATGGAGATAACTATACAGTAGGTTATGATGGAACATTTAATAGTCCACAAGGGTTACTTCCTGCTTTAAATAATTTAGGCTTTGGCATATTTTGGATTGAACAAATTAGTGGCAATAATGTATTAACTACTACTGACGATAGTGATGTATATGGCGTGGCTTCTACTAATGCTGACCCTACAACAACCACAACAACGAGCACTACTACGACTAGTACTACTTTAGCTCCTAGTCTAACAAGTACAACAACGACTACAAGTACAAGTACTACAAGTACAACTATAGCACCTACTACAAGTACAACAACAACAAGTACAACTCTTGTACCAACTACTAGTACAAGTACCACAACAACAAGTACTACTCCTCCTGCAGGACCTACTACTACAAGTACGACAACTACTACAACAACAATATTTGCACAAACTGTAACTTATGCAAGTAACCAAACCGATGCTTGCTTAAATCCTACAGGAACACAAAATGTAGTAGGTAATTCTACAGCTTTCTGTACATCTACTATATTTACTTCAAATGGATTCGCTACACTTCCTAATGGTAACTATGTGTTAGCGTATCTTGGTAGTACTTTAGATATTAATATTTCAGGATTCCCTACTACAACTGCTACAGTTACTAGTTTTGGATGTGGAACTTGTCCTTTAAGTACAACTACAACTACAACAACTACAACTCTATCACAAAGATGGTTTCAATTAACAAATTGTAATGGCGGTGGTACAGTTTATACTACTAATTATGATGTTGGATATGCGATAGTGGGAGATAGAGTATTTGGAAATGTTTTAGGTGTACCTTCTACATTAGTAGTGGCAAGTGTATTATTTAGCGACCCCGGTGGAACTCAAATAGGTATTGTTAATTCAGGTTTAACAGGTTGTCCTACTACTTCTACTACTACAACAACTACGACATTAGCTGTAGTTACATTATCTACAACTGCATCATGTGTAGGTGTAGGATTAAATGGAGATGGTAGAATTGTAGCAGATAATTTTGCAGGTGGAAGTGGAACATATCAGTACGCAGGTATTGGAACCTCTGAGGCAAATGCAATTTCTGCAGCTTTAAACCCTGCAACAAGAGTAACTATTTCAGGTCCTAGTGTAACATTTAGTTCATTAGTAAATGCTAATTATTGGGTTGCTATTGTTGATAGTTTAGGAAATATTGGTATATCTGCACTTACTATTGTTTCTTGTAATGCGACTACAACTACTACAACAACTATACAACAAGTATGGTATGCAATGGATATTTGTTATGTTGGTGGAACTGCTAATTCTACAAATTATGATATTGGGTACGCTATTGTTGGAAGTAGAGTATTTGGAACCGTTTCAGGCACTCCAAGAACATTAGTTGTAAATGCAGTTTTAACATCTAATCCCGGTGGAACTCTAATAGGAATAACTAACTCAGGTTTAAGTGGATGTCCTGCTACTACATCTACCACTACTACCACTACAACTGTGCCTCCTGTAACAGCAAATATTAGCTCTGTTTGTACAGGAATCACTCAAACAATAACTGTTGATACCTTCGGTGGAGGTACAGGAACTTACTTTGCAAATACAACAACTTATGGAGACCCTGGAAGTGCTGTTGCAGGTGCTATGCAATCTGTTTCAGGTTCAATAAGTTACCCTAGCCAACCTAATGGAACTAGATATGTATATGTAACTTCAACTGCAGGTGCTCCTGTTGTAAAATCAGGAGGACAAACTTGTACTACGACAACTACAACTACAACTAGTAGCACAACTACAACAACTACTTTACCTATAACAAGTACGACAACTACGACAACTACTTTACCTCCTTTAGTAATAACTAATGGTGGTGTAACTTGTAGTGGTACAACAGGCTCATTTAGAGCTTCATTCTCAGGAGGAACAGGTACTTATGTTTTTGTAGCGATTGCAGATTCACCAGCAAATGCAGCAATTTGTGTTGCAGGCGGTGCTTGTGGTACAGGTGGGTTTAGAGTTACTTTAGGCGGCGGTGCTACATTCTATGATTTTAGTGGTATTACAAATCAACTATGGTATACGGCAGTTAGAGATTCATTACCTCAAACATCAGTTCAAAATACAGCAGTATCAATAAATTGTACAACAACGACTACAAGTTCAACAACTACAAGCACAACACCTCCACCTTGTACAACTTGGAATGTATCTAATTTCAATGGATTTGGATTAGGAGATACTGTTAACTATATAGATTGTGCAGGTAATTCTCAATCTACACCTATATCCGATGGCAACCAATTTGATATTTGCGTACTAAATTCAGGAACTCCTACTCCTTATATGGATTTTGGATATGGTTCAGTTACTACTACAGGAACACCTTGCCCTTAAAATTTTAATAAAATATTGAATATTATATATAAATAACTTATTTTTATAACCTAAAAAAAACCATAAAATGTACAAACATAAGACCCTAACACTAATGTGTGTTCAGCCTTGCATACAATACTATGCTTGGCAAGTGGAAGTGATGTTAACAAATTTCAAAAACCTAAGAATCCACGAAGAATTTAATGTTCATACCCTTTGGGCTTTTAATAAGAATGAAGCCGATTGGGAAGAAAAAAGAGCCATTATCAAGAAAGTAGAAGATGCTTACTCTGATGTGGCTGAATTTCATTATTACGAGGACACAAGAGAATACCCAATTAGTTACATTAGCTCAATTAGACCAAATATTCTAAAACAGCATTTTCAAGCATTTCCTGAATTAAGTGATGAAGCTATATTTTACCACGATTGCGATGTGGTTTTTACTCGTTTCCCTCTATTCTTACACAATTACCAACAAAAAGATAATAATTGGTATGTATCTGATACTATATCTTACATAGGGCATGATTATATACTATCTAAAGGAGACGATGTTTTGAAAAAAATGTGTGATATAGTTGGTATATATACAGATGAAGTAAGACTTAGAGAAGTACAATCAGGTGGTGCTCAATACATTATGAAAAATGTAGACTATGCTTTTTTTCATAAAGTAGAAAAGGATTCAGAAAAGCTATTTAAAGAAATAACTGAACTTAATAATAAAAAAAGGCAAGCTGACCCAACTCATCATGAATTACAAATTTGGTGTGCTGACATGTGGGCTGTTTTATGGAACGCATGGATGAGAGGTTATAATACTAATGTAATTAAAGAAATGGATTTTTGTTGGGCTACTGACTTATCTAAAACATGGGATGAAAAGATATTATTCCATAATGCAGGTGTAACAGGAAATCCTGCTGAAAAATTATTCTATAAAGGAAATTATATTAATCAATTACCTTACGAAGATGAAGGATTAGATTATGATACTGAAAAGGCTTCTTTTAAGTATTTTGAAATTATTAAATCAATCGGTAAAAATTCATGTTTATATGGGACTATTTGATAAAATACAAGAAATCGTAACAGCATACTCAACTATGATGAATCCTACTGAAGAACAAAAAGAAGTAGCTGCAAGAAGATTACAAGTTTGTATGACTTGTGAAGCTTGGAGAAATGTTCCTGTAGACCATTGCTCGAAATGTGGGTGTGCTACAAAAGCAAAAGTATTTACTCCAAAAGGTCAAGAAGCCTGCCCTTTAGGCAAATGGACAATCTAAAATTAATTTATGCCATATTCATATAACCTCTTTAAAGATGAGGTAAAACATAATATTGTAAACACATTTGAAAGAGATATTCAAATTTTGGATGTAGGTGCAGGATGTGGAACTTATTCAACCCTGCTTAAAGACAATTTTCCCAATATGGATGGAATTGAGATTTTTGAGCAATATGTTCAAGATTTTGATTTGCGTTCAAAGTACAATAACTTATATATAACCAACATACTAGATTTTGACATCAAGCCCTATGATTTATTCATAATGGGAGACATTATCGAGCATTTAGCATTTTACGAAGCTAAAAACTTGATTGATAAAATACACAGAGCAGATAAGTTTATGATGATTGCTGTACCTTATAATTATGAGCAAGGTGCCGAATTTGGTAATGTACATGAGATACATAAACAACCTGATTTGACTAAAGAGCTTTTTTTAGAAAGATATACATGTATGAAATACTTAATTGGAGATGACCATTATGGTTATTTCACAAATTACTAATTATGAAACTACCTATTGAGTATGTAGATATTAGAAAAAAATACATACTTTTCAAAAATGATTGTGGTGTTACAGATATGACACGCAGAGGGGGTATTTATGAACATTATATCTTCGACTACATTAAAGAAAAGTTAAATGTACAAGGCACTACAATTATTGATGTAGGTGCCAATTTTGGTTTCCATACATTAGAGTTTGCAGATTTAGTAGGAGATGAAGGAAAAGTTTATTCATTTGAGCCGCAAAGATTGGTGTATTATCAATTATGTGGTAATATTATTTTGAATGGTCATGCTAATATATATTCTCATAATTATGCTTTGAGTGATGAAAAGACTACATTAAAAATGGAAAATCTTCAATATTATTCAGATGAAGCAATAAATATTGGTAATGCTCATTTAGATGCTTGTACTCATTTAGCTTATAATATGGTAGATGTCAATACATTAGACTCTTTTAATATTGAAAATGTAAGTGTTTTAAAGATAGATGTACAAGGCTATGAGCCAAAAGTTTTAGATGGAGCAAAAGAAACAATTTTAAAAAACAAACCTGTAATATTTATTGAAGTAGAACCACCTCAATTAAGTATTTATGGGTGGAATGAAAATGACATATTTAGCCGTATAGAAGCATTAGGTTATACCTATACAAAGGTATTAGATGCTGAACATTTGGTTGATTATGTTGCAATACCAAAATAACCATGATATTAGATTACTTTGAAGGAGCTTTCTATTTGAATTTAGATAAGCGTACAGAAAGAAAAGAGGCTTTTGAAAAAAGAAGCTCAGAAATTGGAATACAAGCCGAAAGGTTTTCTGCAACTCAATTAGGTGAAGGGGATGTACCAAACCCATTACAAAATAAAGATTGGCATATTAAAATATCGTGCACTTACTCTCATTTTGAGATGATTAAAGAAGCTAAAAAAAGAGGATTTAAGAATTGCCTAATATTTGAAGATGATTGCGTATTTAAACCAAATTTTATTCAAAAAATGAAAGTTTGTGTAGAAGAATTAAAACAAATAGAATGGGATATGTTTTATATGGGTGGAGAGCCTAATGCTGAATGTCATTCTATTTCTAATAATCTTGCTAAATGTACCACAGGACTATATGGTACCCATGCTTATGCTATTAATGAATCATTTTATGATAAAATATTAAGTATACCATATACTGCAGGTGTTATTGACACTTTATTCTTATTTTATGATAGAAATAATAAGAACTATGTAATGTCAAAAGACCTATTAGTATTACAAGATGAAGATTTTGTAAGTGATTTGTGGCATGGTAAAATTAAAAGAACCGAAATATATCAAGAAGCATATAAAAAATGGATAAAATGAAAAAATTAAGCTTTGTATGTACATCATACCGCAGATTTACTTGCGTTGAAAGAATTGTAGCTCAATATCATGCTCAAACATATCCTAATAAGGAATTAATCATTTTTAATACAGATGAGGAGTATCCTTATAGTTTAGGATTTGAGGACAGCTCAATAATCATTGTAAATAATGGCATAAACTACGAAACAGGAACTCCTTATGAAAATAGAGGACAGATATGTAGAGATGCAGTAACTCACGCCACAGGCGATTATTTCATGTTGGCAGATGATGATGATATTTATTTGCCTTGGCACATGCAACAAGCCGTAGATGGTATTGAAGCAAATGGAAAGGATGCTTGGAAGCCTGAACAAAGCTTTTTTGCAACACCCAATAAAGTTCAAATGTGTATGAATACACTTGAGGCATCAGTTATTGTAAAAATGGAACGAATTAGGGAAATAGGCTTTAGAAGCGATATAACAGGCTATGAAGGTTTAAGTTGGTATACTCAATTAAGAGACGAAAAGCATCTTGATGAGCATAATAAGCGATATGTGCCATCTTATTGCTTTAACTGGTCAGACCCACATGAAATAGCAGGACATAAACAAAGTGGAGCTATAGGTAGCCCAAATAACTTTGAAAATCATAAAGAAGCATCAAAAGATTATGCTACAAGACCTTTAGAGAAATTATCAGAGGAAAAAATAAGGGAAACCTACAAGCCATATTATCATTATTTAAGACAATATGTTGAAGATTTCCCGTTAGACTTGGTTAGTAAATACGTACCTATTCAGGTATTTCAGGTAGAGAATTTATTGTATTAACAACATTAGATTGTTTGTTAGATGAGATTTTTTTAGAATCAACAATTTTAATATTGTTATCTTCATCTAAACTCAAGAAAGCTCCACCTTCAAGTTGATTGTCCATTTCAACTGCTTTTTTGCCATAAAAATCTTTTGGCAACATTTTAGATAATTGTATTAATGTAGTTTTTTTGACCATCCATAAGTTTGGGTCTTTTCTATCATTAAAGTATAAATCATTGTCATATCGTGATAAAGCTTTTATTTTCAATATATCAGACTTTGACAAAACTGTAAATTGATGTTCTCCATTCTTTAATTTAGCAACAGCGTATACAAACTTTAAAGTTGAAGCATTTCTTTCTACATTAAAGTTAGGCTTATGAATTATATTAGGCTCAAGTCCATAAATTGGTTCAAATTCATCTCCTTCAAAAACACATTCAGTGTGAATTTTAGTTATTTCTCCTGACCTTAATAAAATATTTACTAATCCTTTATAACCAATTAAAGGAGTCACAGTTAATCTAGAATCAATTCTACGAGGTATTAAATAAAACTCACCTAACATATCTGAAGGAATTAAACCAATTTCAGCTCCAGCAAGTATTGAAGCAAACATAGAACTTGGATTTTCAGAAAAAGCTTGAACTAGTTTTTCATTTTTTTTAAGCTCAGATATTACTATTTGGACAAATTGAGCTGGTTCAATGTTATGCTTTTTTAGTAAATTAGGAAGTACAGTTTCCTTATACGATTCTATATAAGATTGAAACTTTTGAATTGGAGTTAACTGCTTTTGAACTTGTTTAGGTGTTTCAATTGCATTTTCTAATTCTTTTTTTACTTCATCTGGTTTTAACTCAGTAATCAAATCATCGTGCTGTGGAATTTCTAGCTGTATTAGCTGTTTTTTTGTGGTTTCTTTCATTTTATTTTTTGTTTAATTTTTATCTTCATCAAATATGTCTTCACCATTATAATTAGGATGGTTTTCTTTCATATAATCAATCCCTGTTACCCAAAAGAAAGAGATAATTGCTGCTAAAAATACGCTGCATCCAATTACAATTAAGTATTCCATATTTTATTTATTTTTTGATTTTTTACCAAAATGGTTTTTCATGCCTTTAATAAGTTGTTGATTAGTTGGAAATTCTTTTTTAGGAATTAACGATTCTCCGGTTGTAGGATTTCCATAAATCTTTACATCATTTTGGTCTACTGTTCTAACATCTCCAGTATCATATAATCTAATTATAAACTGAGGATTAGAATGAATTGAGCCAGCAATCATAAAGATTGCAACTCCATAGCCTAATGGCGTTTCTACATCGAAAGGATTTAAAATTTCATGAATTGTTTGTACTATCATTTTATGGTTATTTTGTTCTATAAATTTTTGTGTATTGCTGTTTTACTTCACACCAATATTTTACCCATGCTTTATTATATGGCAAATGTATTATTTGGCCACATTTGTAACATCTGTACTTAAACATAGGAATCTGCTATAAGTTTTAATTCTTGCCTATTTAATTTTTGTGTTATATCTATTTTCTCTCCATTATCTAAAAATATTATAACACTAGTAATTACTCTATTTACTTCTTCTGAGTCATAAAAAGTATGAAACCCATGTCCTTCTTCTACATTTGTTTCTTCTTGATAAGTTACATCAAACTCAAAACAAATTTCTCCGTATTGAGTTTCTTTTTTAAGTATTTTTTTCATTTTTTTCTTCAAATTTTACTACTGTTAATATTATTAGAAAAGCCATTATAAAGCAAAATAAAGCTGCTATAGTTTTAATTAAATCGTACATATTAATAGTGAATATTTTCAATTATAGGAACAGTTGCTTTTTTATCACAATCATCTTTAAAAGAACATTCTAAGCAACGAATATAATTTGGTCTAGCTTCTAGTTTTTCAGGGTTTTTATAATGATGTTCAATATAGTTTTTTATTTTAGGAATAACAACATTCTCATGTAAGCTAATATGCTCTTCTTGTACATTTACTTTAATAATTTTTGCTTTATTCGGGTCTTTTGAAGAGAATATAAAAAAGTAAAAAGGTACATCTTCTATCCCATGTATATGCTTAACTAAATACTTGTAATGAATAGGTTGAAGTAAAGTTTTAGGTTTATTTACTAAACTTTCAGTATGCCAACCATATTCACTCCATTTATCATCAATAAGCCCAGAGTATTTTAAATCAATAACGCATTCTTCTCCATTCCATTTAGCTCTAATATCTGATATTCCACTACATCCATCATGAGACATATACTCACCAACTTGTATTATTTCAATATTATGGTCTTCAATTATTTTATTAAAAAGTTTTACAGCTTGTATAGCTCTTTGATAATCTATCTGAAGAGTTTCTTTTGAAGTTCCTTTCCATACCATATCTGGTTGAGGTATTTCGTCTCCAGGTCTTACATATTTTGTACATAAATACTCAAAGTAAATACCTAACTTGGCAGCAGGGCCAGAAGTAGTAGGAATCTTTTCAAAATATTGTTTTCTGATTTTTAATCCGCATTCTTTTACATTTTCATCGTAATAGTCAATGTAAGATTTTAGAAGCGATTGAGATACGTTCGGTTTTTGCATTTTTTTATGGTTTTTTTGATTGTTCTTATTATATTAAAAAATACTACACATGCACCACCAGATAAATATATTACTATAATAAATACAGGTATAGCTACTAATGTAAATATAAATATTAATGTAAAAACTACTGGCTTAGTTAATTCAATCATGTGAAAAGTATTCTTTTTTTATTTCTTTTAAGTTTTTAGCCTTATCTATTACTTTCATAGCATCTTCAATTGTTTCATATTCAACAACTATTGCTTCATCTGCAAGTATCTCTTCATTTTTAAACTTATGATTATCACAATATAAATTATCTCCAGTTGTTAAAAAGATATTTTTTTTGTAATCAAAAGCATTAGTTACTCTCATTAAAGAACAACTTTTAAATTCAGTATGGTAAAACCTACAACTACTACACTTTCGAATCATTGGTAGGCTTTTTTGATTTAGATAAAATTCCATGTTTTTGTTTTAAAATAAACTAATTTTTGGATAGTCTATTGATGTTTGTTCTATTTTATATACTTCTTTATAAAAGTTTATTACTAATTTATTTAACATGTTTAAATACTCAACCATCTCGTTAACCATTGTAGTTCTTGGTTTTAGTATAAAAGTTCTAGTTCTTTCATCAAACTCTTTTGATACAAAAGAATTAGATTTATACACAGTTAAAAGTTTGTCAGTAGACTTTTGAATTTCATCTATTAAATCTTTAAACTGCTTTCTATTGTATTCAAATTCTTTTATTGACGTTGAACTTTGTTTAATAAGCTCTTGACTATTTATCAAAAAAACTTGATAAGAACTTTCTACCAATGCTTCACAAAGTTTTCTTTTATTAGATTCTGTAAGGCCTGGTATCTCTTTTTCAAATATAAATAAAAAGTTTTTAAATATTTTTTCTTTTAAGTAGTTTTTCATAATTTTGATTTAACGTTCACTTACTTCTGGTCCGAATTTGTGAAACTTCGTTACTAAGAGCAGTCTCGGTTTGCACCATTCTGCTCTTTTTTAGTTTATTTCTATATCTTCTTTTTTCATTTCAGTTTTGTCTGGTTCAATCAATTGTTTCCATTCCATATTTACAGAATCCAAATATACTTGTACTAATTCTCTATTTTTTACGGTATCTTTATAATATATACAATCTGTTTTATAACAAATAAAGTCATCAGCAAGCATATCAGCTAAAATGTTCATGTGTTCATAACAGATGTATCTAATATTATTATATATTTTATGATACACTTGATTGTATTTAAAAACTTTAGTTTTATTAGTCAACACTCCATCAATAATTATTTGATATTCTTTACTTGAACTTAAATTAGCAAGAGCTGCTAAACGAATAGACTTATCTTTGATTTGTAAACCATTATCGTAAGTTTTAGGCTTAATAATACCTTCAAGGTATGCTATTCTCCAATAAGCATGGTCTAAATCAGTGGCAGTTACTTTTCCACGAAACTTTTTGTTTTTTTCATTCCAAAAATTTACTGGAAGTTGTTTTTTTGCAATAATCTTTTTATATATTACATAGTTCTTAACATCATTTAATACTGAACGAAATACCCACATCCCAGCCTGTATCTTTTTTAATGGAGAAGGAAATAGAAACTTTCTATCTTGCCATATTATTTCATCAGAATATGAACCTTTTCTATAATAGGCAATTCCTTTTTTATTTTTAAGCTTTTCAAAAACAAGCTTTTTTTGTTCATCTCTCAGAACAGTGAAATTATTACTTGAAGACATTTTATGGTTTTTTTACGGTTTTATTTTTTTACTTTTTTGTATGCGTTGATACTTGCTTTTTGTTTTTCAAACTGAGCTTTAGTTATAACTCCTTTTTTTAGTAAACTTTTTAATGAATTTATTGCCACTCTTATTGCTGTATTAATTTCTTTTTTTTGTTCAGCAGGTTTTTTAGGTGTACTTTTTATAGCTTTTCTAATACGTTTACGTTTCTCTTTTTGAAGAGTTTTAAACTTATCCGCTAAATAATCTTTAATTTCTTCTACCTTCTTTTTTTCTTTTTTTGGTAGTTCATAATCAATTTGCTCGTCATCAGATACAGGTTCATTCTGAATGTATAAAATATATTCTACATAATAGTTGTCAGGTTCTCCATTATTCTTTCTTCTAGGCTTTAATTTAACTATACCTGAGAAATATGGGTTCTCACCAGATGGTCTATTTTTGGCATCTTCTCTAATTTTTTCAATTATTTTTTTAACGCCATCTCCATAATAACTATAATTCCTTGTATTAAATATTTTTGTTTTACCATACCCATTAGCATCTATTTTTATATCTAAACAATCTGGAAGAACTGTTTTAATATGGTTATCTATTTCATAATATTCAACGAAAGATAAATAAGCTTCAGATAAGTATAAAGGATTACATATTTCTCTAGGTGGAAGAGCTTTAACAATCTTGTTTAAATCTTTTTTTATCTCACGTAAAGCAATAGTTTGTTGAGCTTTATATTTTGGGTATACATCTTTTGAAATAATAGCTCTCTTAGATGAAATACTAAGTTTTTGTTGATTCGGCAATTTAGAGTTTAAATTTCCCAATTCACGTAGTAAATAATTATAAAGTTTAACACCTTTTAATTCACTTACTTTTACTCTAACTTTTTTTTGTGCCATATATATAATTTAACCTAAACAAGGGGGACAAAATTAATTAATTAAACCTATAGTAATACCTCACTAACTCATTTTTGTAATAACCTAACAAAGTTGACCTATCTTCTATTTTCATTCTAAACTCTGTTCTTAAAAACTTGTCTACTAATATACAACAAGTACAAAGTAAAATAAACTTTCTTGCACTTTTATTGTTAGCATGATATATATCTTGCCATTTTAGTTTATTCTCTTTTGCAATAGAAGTGAAAACTTTTTCAAAAACTTCATATTGGTCCTTACATTTATCTATCTGAATAGTATTTGCAAAAGCATAATCAAAATATTTACTGTTGCGCAATTTGAACAAAACTGAGTTTGGTATCATTTTCTATAATTTTTTCATATTTTTTAATTAAGTCAAATCTCAAAAAACGTTGTAATTCAAATCCTTGTTGTTTAAAGTTTAAAAAAGTTCCATAATCTTTAATTAAAGTTTTAGGAAATACATATAGTTTGTCATCATCAACTCTAAGAGAAATAGTTTTAATGTGAATCAAGTTACCACTCAATAACTCCCAATTAAAACCAAACCCTTTACTTTTATAGTGATAGTGCTTTTCTAAATCTCTTGTGACATGTAGTATAGCATCTTGTACATCAACATGACCTAGAAGCCTAGGCTTTGATAGTTGAGCTAACTTTAAATGAACAGAAGCATGAGTCCACTGTTTGTTTTCGTCGTAGAAACCACGAACTAAAAGTTGATTGCCTTGTTTATCTTCTTTTCCAAAAACTTTTGAACCTATATCCATGATTTGATTTTTTGATGGTTTTAAAACTATTATTGATATAAATAATTGTCATTGTTATGCTATATATAATTACAAATATAGGTACATCAATAATAAAGAATTTAATTAATATAAATATTTTTTTAATCATTTACTGAAGTTTCAGAGATAACTTTTTTTAATTTTTCAAGAAACAAAAACTCATGCAATTTAGTAGGAAGTGTAAATACTAACTCATGAGAAATATATTCAAATCTTTCATGGTCATTAGATAATTCAAATAGCATAAGCTTAATAGCTTCGATACAATCTTCTTCGTGATACATGAATGTGTACATGTCTGCATCTATGTGAAAAGAATGTTGTCCTTTTTTTCTCCATGAAGGAGTGTCTGTATCACTGTAATTTTCAAAATGTCTTGTTGTAATGTTTACTAAAGTTTTCATGTTTTACTTTTTTTATGATTATTGATTATCAAATCCAATTATTTTATTTACATTATTAGAAAGGTCTACAATTAATGATTCAGCAATAAAACCACGTCTCCATGTATCAGGGTTTTCTCTTATATCTTCAATTGTTATTTCCATAATTTTAACAATTCGCTCTCTTAATAATGCATTTTCCATAGGAGAATTAGTTTTAATTAACTTAATTAACTTCTGGTCATTTGTTAGATTTTTTTTCATGGTTTGTTTTTTTTATGATTTGTATAACTTAACCTACTAGCATTTCAATGATGGCATCTGCATACCAAACATCTTCATATATTTTTTTCAACTCTTGTTGACGTTCAAATATTTTATCATAATCATCTGAACATAAGTCGTTAATAATATTTTTACCATCCCAATATCTTACTAAATATCTCATAACTATTTTTATTTATTGTGTTCGTAAATTGTAAATTGGTCAAAATCACCTTCTTCGTATGAATATTTGAAATCAATACAATAAAGTGTATCTTTATATTGTTTGATAATTTCATTAATTGCTTTTTCTAATTGTCTTATACCTTTGAATTGATGGTACTCATCAAAGTCATATTGACCTTCTTCATACGTTGTATAAATTTTTAATTCATACGTACAAAAATAATCGTCATCGTAATAACTTTTTTCTTTAGGTAAATCTTTTAGAATTTCTTGAACTTTTTCTTTCATTTCAAGTGTTAATTTTTTCATGGTTTGATAAAATTTAATGGTTATTTGATAGAGCTAATGTAACACTTTTTTTTAAATAATCAAATTATTTATATATTTTTTTAAAATATTTTTATT